GGCCTGTAGGGTACGCTCAAAGCCGTCCTTCAGAACATCCGTGGTGATGTAGAGGTTCGGTTTCTTGTCCTTGGACTGACCAACGGATGCGGTCCGCCTAATCCCCTGAAAAATCTTATAGGTGATCGCACCACCCGTAGCGTTCTGGTTGGCGCTCCATTTAGGGATGTCGGCTGAGGCAACGCTACCATAAGGTGTGGCTGCAGTGGTCTCGAACAGATCCCCAAGGCCGAGGATGCAATTATCGTCTGCGGCCGCAATATAGACCTGACCACCCATGGTATCCCGGATGGTTTTCTGGATGTTGTTGATTTTAGCCTGTACCATATCAACAAGGGCCGCGTCGCCGGTATTCTGCACTTGATCATTAAGATCAATGGCGTTGGCGGCATATGCACCTGCCCAACGGAACCGGGCTGCGTTAAGGATCTCAACCTTAGACTGAGGAATCTTGGTGGTGTTACCATAAGATCCGGTGTTTGTGCGGGCGTGCTCGAAGATCACCCGGATCTTTTCGCCACCATCCACAAGCTCACCTGCTGTGACCAGACTGTCCTGGAACTTACCACCTGACATCAGCATGTAAAGAAGCACGTTATCAACCGCAAAGATGTCCGTAGACTTCTTATCACAATAGTCATTCGTAATTGCCTGAATCTCACTCTTTTCAAGAGCCATTTTTAGTTTCCTTTATTTTTAGATCACCCGCCCCGGGCACGTTGAAGTGCTGCGAGGCCAGACTCTCTGATTTCGTTTTGTTTCATAGGACCTTGCTTGCGCCCAATCTTCTCTGCCGAATTGCCCCCACCCTGGAGGACCTTCTGTGTGTTCGAGTCACCACCAGCTATCTTGGCCATCTCAGCCTTGCCGAGGGCAACGCCTTCCGCTCTGGCCGCCTCAACCGACGACAGTGCCTGCTCTGCCTTCAATGCATAAAAGGCGGATACGTCATCATGAAAACCTGGAAGCTTTCCCTTCGCTGCCTCTAAGACGCCCGCCTGCTGCATCTCAAAGAAGTCAGGGTTGGCGTCTGCAAAGTTCTGTTTGGATTGATTAAAGGCCGACTGCTCTTGCTCCTGCCTGATACCTTTTACAGTTTCATTCTGAGCGATAAGTGCTGAGACCTTAGCCGTTTGGCGCATGCCTTCTCCAATGGAAAGATCTCCATCCTCTACCTGCTGAGCTATCTGTCCGAGTTGCTCTTCAAATCCAGCGGCCTTGTCCTCATCTTTGGGGGCTACTTGGCTCTGTGCCTGCAACGAATCGAGCTGTCTCAACAGTAAAGACCTTTCCTCTTCCGCCTTCCCCAGGCGGTTGCCTTGCTCTCCCAACTTACTGGAAAGCTCAGAGTAAGACTTCTCCAGATCTGCGACGCTTTTAAACTTGCCACCAAGGAGGGCCGCCTCTTCTACCGGAGCTTCTTGAGCCTCTTCTTCTACCGGGGCTTCTTGAACCTCTTCTTCTACGGGGGCCTCTGCTGGCATATCATCTCCAACCAAAACTCTATCTGTTGCCATAACTCTTCTCCTCTATGGGGCCGTTGCCGGGTGTCCCTGGTTTGTAGTGCGAAGGGTGGTTAGTTCGTAGGAACAATACCGTTCTCCTTCAAGTATCGATTATATTCTGTCCTTGTCTGAATCGGGCGCTCACTCGGATCTTGGATCTGGCTCCTGATGGAGTTGTCCAGCCAAACCGGGTGTTCATCCTGTATTCCGCCAAGGGTCATCAATTTTAAAGTCTCTTCGCCACAATGTGGGCAAAGCTGCACAGCGTCCCAGTCTTTCAAAGGTAACGCCTTCTCGAATCTTACATCACAATGGTCACAATGGAAATCATAAAGTGGCATTTCTACGTAACCTCTCTGCATTCACAGCGTTTACAGCACTCTCAGGCCTCTTAACTTTAACAGCTGTCTCTGGCGCATTTACCCTCGGTTTTTCCTCAGCCCGCTTAGCTCGCACCTTCTCTAAAGCACTCTTACCACTCTCTCGAAGCTGCTGTACTGTGTAAACGTTCTTTTTCAACTAAACACCTCCTTGCTGTGCCCGGGGCGTCCCGGGTTGTGGTGTTGGCTGTGGGCCTGCTGCGCCCGGCTGAGCCTCTGGGCCGTTCTGTGGCTCCATAAGGAACTGTCGAAGCTGTAAGGCCTGCTCGTGGTCAAGGCCCGCCTGCTCAAGGACGTTAAGAGCCTCATCGAGCTGTGTCTCACCCATGCGTTCAATAATCTGCTTCCTGTTCTTATAATTCAGCTCATCGAGCAGGGCCGTCCGGTCAATGGCGTTGATCTTAAAGAGGCTCACGGCCTGCTCCTGATCCTGTGCACTGGTCCTGGCCACTGTGCTGTCGCTCTCAACGATATAATTAAACTGTCGGCCAGCAAGGTCAATACCGGAGAACTCTCGTATTGAGGCGTCAGGCATCGTAATTCTTTCAGGCTTAACGCTGAAATTCTGGATGAAAGATATATTCCAACGTCCCCGCATCCTGCAAAGGAACTCCGTCGCTCGGATCTTATGTCTGATCAGGACAGCGTTTCGCTCTTGCAAGCTAACAATGGCAGATGCGGCCGTAACTCCAGCAGGTCCGACACCACGATCTGCATCCTCTATCTGGTACACACGATCGTGGAAGCTGATCAAGAGATCCAAAGTCTGGAAGAAATTGCTCGGGAGGTTTGGTACAGCCAGATATTCAATTCTGGCATTAGGCCGGGTAGGCATCAACACCAATCCTGGCTTGTTGTTGATCATCTGTTTCGTAATGCCTGCACCTTTTTCGACAATCAATGTAGGGAATAGTGCTCTATTGCAGTAAGATGCTATCCGAGATACAATCTCGTTGATCTTTTTGTTAAGGTCCCCAGTCTGCTCTCCAGCGGAGAAGCCCCAATTAGATGTAGTATCCTCATACGAGTTAGCCTTATAAAATGGTCGTCGCCCCCAGGCAAAGGATTTTCTGACTATATCTTCATCCAGCTCAAGATTGAGGTTTGGGTTGGGCATATCATTCAGGAGTACATTGCGATTGCAAATAGTTATTACTCTCACACCGTCAGGGTATAAGGGTATACCATCTACCGTCGTGTTGTCTCTAACCCAACACTCTATCACCAGAGCATCGCCGCTCTGGCTCCCTCTTGGGTCCATATTGTTTCGTGTCTGATCTAAAACAACACCGACACCCGAATCTGTCAATACGTTATTAGGCCTCACATCCTCTCTATCTTCTCGACCCAGGATCTGCTTTACATTCTCGGCGGAGATATCCTCGACACCGTAAGTGCTCTCTATCTGATAGACGGGGACGGAGAACGCATGGATCTCATACGGAATATCTCCCTGGTCCTCATAGTAGCCTGGAGCCGGGAAGTAAGAATATGGGTCCAGAATCACAGGTATGAAGCGTTTCTTCTTGGAGTCCCACACTGCCTTCTCTACCGTGATACCGTATGTCTCGTTGTTCAGAGATGAGATGGCCAGCTTGGCCTGCTGCTCGGTCTCATTCCACCACTTCTTCATCTTAAGTGTCAGCATGTCATCGACCTGGTCGTTATTGCCGTCCAGATCTATCACCTGCGCTACCGGGTTTTTGGCTGTGATGTTGGCTACGGTGCGTTGCACGTTGGCGAAAAAGAGGTTGATCGTGATCTTATCTGGGTTGCCTCGGGCCTTCTCGCCCCAGTGATTCCCTCGCAGAAGTTTGTAGTTTGACTTCCACCGATCCATCAGGCCAAGGCGCTCCTTCTCGGAATATGATTCTTCAAATAGATCCCACACCCAGTCTGCAAGCTCCGGATGGTCGGCTGGTGGCGGGCTGGATAGTGTGTAATCTGAAATATCTTTCATTAGGTTTTAAACCTCCCATTTGGTGCCAAGGCAGATCCACAGTCCGGACACACCAGGCACCCATAGCCCATAGTAGGGTCCAGAGGCGGGGCATCCCAGCCCCAACCCAGCCAGGGCTCTTTCAGCCGCAACATGGCTGGGTTGGCGTCCTTGTCGGAATCAAACGAACTGGTGGTCTCGTGAAAGCACTGACCACATCCTGGGCATGTTATGTCTTGAGGGTTGAAGGGTTCACCGGTATTAGGTTCAGGGAAGGAGGTGTCCTGTGCCTCTTTAATTCCAATAAACCCTCCAAAACCATCCTCAACTACTATAAAACCTGGGCAGGCCTCAACAGCTGCCTGCGCATGGCGTTCTAATTTAAACGGTTCGCCTCTCGACGATAAAATAGTCTTGATCATTTCTTAGCCATCCTCTCAGCAAACTGGTTGATAAATGCGTTGTTCGCCTTTGTTGTGGCCTCTGGAAGCTCTGGGTTTGAGTCGTCTACCCTGTCAAAATCATCGTCTATATTGAAGGACGCTCCCTGACGTTCTCGGGAAAACATCGAGTCATAGGGATCACGCTTAGTCCGATAAACCAGCCAGCCGCCCAGCGCTACGCCGGAGAGTGTGGAGATCCAACCAGCCAAAAATGTTAAAAGTGTTTCCATTAGTCTCCTCTCAATCTATATTAAACACTGTGCCCTGGCCAGTTACATCCTCAAGCCAGGGCTGTTCAATTTGCAGTGAGTGTATCATACCTCCGAGTAGGGCCACAACAGGAAAGTCGTCAACCTTACCTCGCTCTGCATCCTCCCTCTGGAGTGCCTGCATATGGCCGATCAATATTTTATCGTGGTTGACATCCAACCTCTCCGTTTCAAGCGCATTAAAAATCTGTCTAACATACAGCGGAAAGGCGTTCCGCTCTTGCCTGTCAATGGTGTCGCGTATATATAGCCCGGCGTGTATCCCATGTGCTTTCTCCAATGCTTCAGATGCCTTCATGATAAGCACCTGGTATTTTTCCTGGTCGCCATACCAGTTGGGCAATATCCTGGAATCCATGCCGAACCCATATTCTTTTCGCATCTCAACCACTCTCTCGATCAGCTTGAATACGTTATTGTTCTCATGAGACTCGAGGATTCTATATCTAACCTCTGGCTCGTTCTGGACACCAATGATGACCAGCGCGCCTGGCTTGATCTCCATCGTTGTAGCCGTCGGGTATGCTATCCCCCCAACTATGTGGCAGTAATGTGTCTTGGAAGGAATATGCAGAAAGGTGGCTGGCCTAAGCGTGAGTTCTTGACCAGTCACCTCTGCCCAGTCGCGCCTTGCGCCAGCGGTCCCGGAAATATGTTCTGGTTTCTCTATTTTGATCTTTAAAGTCATATCAATCCCTCAAAGAATCCTGTATATCCCCCTTCGTGACTGTATCGTAAACTATCGATCCAGTGATTTGAGGCGTCGACAATAATCGGTAATATCTTCCCTGTGTGTGGATCTTTCTTGTACTTGTAATGAATAAACTCGTCGATCACTTCTTTACATCTCGGATCGATAATTACATTGTGCCCCTTAATAAACTCGATCCCGTCTTCTATGCTACCCTTGCCCTTCTTTGCGCCGTGTATTTTGAACCCTGCGTCTCGAACGTAATCAATCGTATCCGGCCTTGCAGAGTCACCGACCAGCGGCCAACGGCGAATATCGGGTACCTCGTCCAGCTTTGCTGCAAGATCTACAGTCTTAACCCCCTTACCTCCCGCCTCATAGTCGATATACATCGTCCTGTCCTGAATCCACGATCTGACCACAGCCATAGGGTCGGATGAGAAGCCCCAATCTACCCCATATTTTAAAATTGCGTTAGCAGGAGGGTCAGGTACAGGCTCAATCTTCCAACAGCCGTGCATGACCTGCTCATCGCTTTGCTGTACTGTCTTACCTTCCCAGACATGTAGATACTTATCAAAATCCTTAACCTTGCAGTAATCCATCTCCTCTTTCAACACATTAGGGAACCAGGGGTTGTCCCAGTATTGACAGTCAACGATCAAAGCCCTGGGCGGCGGGTCGTCCACGTTAAATAGGACGTGAACAGGGTCGTCGTCAAACCGTGGGTTGTACGAGAACCATATCTCAGAAGCATCCTCCCTGATTGTTGGGATAAGTATATCAAGGCTGGTCTGGGACACGGTGTGCGCCTCCTCTACCCACGCCAGATCTATTCCCTCTATCGACTTTATACCGTCCGGGTCTGACCGCAGGCCCGCGAATAAAAAGTTGCTCCCTGTTCTTTTATGTCTGATCTCTGTAAGCGTTGAGTCAAACTCATCCGAAATCCCATGTCGGGCAATCTCATCATCCAGTATTCTTTTAACTGAGTCCTTAATCGACCTTTGAATCTCCCTGCAGCACAATATACGCTTTTTTCCCTCTCTGGCGTACCCAATAAGCGCACTCGCAAATGTCCGAGACTTAGCACCTCCTCGCCCTCCCCGGAAAACTTTATACCGGTAAGGGGCGAAAAGAGGTTTAAAAATATATGGGATCTTAGCTCTCAAGCTTCACAGGCTCAATAAACTCAAAACAAGTCTTCTCTACTTTAATTGGCCCTCCCAGAGGACCAGCGTGTGTGTTATCCTGCCTATCACTGTACCCGTGCTTTGTTAAAACCAATTTTGTGATGTTAGAATTAAAGTCTCCTGTTATCCCGCCGTTAACCAGTGCCTGGTGCTGTTTTCGCTTCAATTTCTCTAACAGTCCAAAAAACTCTCGCTTGTTTTTATGCTTCCCCCAGTTTGATATAGTCTCATCTGAGACATCAAGAATGAGTGTAAGCCCTTGGGCAGTAGGGATAGCATCCCCATATTTCTGGTAATTAGCAATATAGTCCGCTGTCTTATCTAATATCCCCTGGTTATATTTTGTTGGGCGCCCGCCAGGGTGTTTTGGCTTTGTTTTTTTGTTTTTTAGATCTACCAAAACGTAACCTCCTCAAATTATTAATATTTACATATATTTTATATATACCAAGCGGAAAGTCAAGCAAAAAATAGAAAAACCTCCGACCTCAAAGGAGCTAAAACGACACCTCAAGTAAAAAGCCCGTGAAACAATTTGTGAAGCGGAAAAAGAGCTATAAAACTCTATCTCTAAACGTATCTCTAAATGAATCCTATTCATATAATGTATCTCATTCATAAAAGCTGTATCTTTTCTGTATCTTACAAAAACAGCTCTATCTATCGATGAATTAGATTCATTTAATGTACTCACCTCAAAAAAGGTGAAGTATTCCACCCCAAAACGACCACTTGGCCGTAAACCATT